TGGCCGACCAGTGGGAAGTGGTTGAATTCCCTGCCATTATGCCATCTGGCGACCCTCTGTGGCCTGAATTCTGGAACATCCAGAACCTCGAACAGATCAAGGCCTCGCTGCCGGTCGGCAAATGGGCGGCCCAGTGGCAGCAGAACCCGACGTCGTCTGAATCGGCCATCATTAAGCGCGAATGGTGGCGCGACTGGGACAAGGAAGAGATCCCGAACCTCCGCTACATCATTCAGGCCTACGACACGGCGTTCTCGAAGCAGGAAACGGCGGACTACTCGGCCATAACCACGTGGGGCATCTTCACCCCCGAAGAGGGCGGACCGGACAACATCATCCTGCTGGACGCGCAGCGGGGGCGATGGGACTTCCCGGAGCTCAAGCAGGTCGCGATGGACGAGCACGACTACTGGGATCCGGACATGGTGGTCATCGAGGCCAAGGCCACGGGCCAGCCTCTTGCAGACGAGATGCGACGAAGCAATATCCCCGTGGTCACGTTCTCGCCCGGCAAGGGCAAGGACAAAGTCACGAGGATGCACACCTGCGCGCCCCTGTTCGAGGCCGGCATGGTCTGGGCGCCATTCCACAAGACCTTCGCAGACGAGGTGATCGAGGAGATCGCTTCCTTCCCCGCTGGTGACCATGACGACTTCTGTGATAGCATGACGCTGGCATTGATGCGGTTCCGGCAAGGTGGGTTCATCTACCTGAAGGGGGAGGAGGAAGAGGAAGACCTCTCGATCTACCGCCGTAAGAAACGGGAGTATTACTGATGGCGCTGCCGCCTCTTGTAGACCGCGGGATCTCGCAGGCCGGGAACGACGTCGGCGTCGGGTCCGGGGCGATGGTTGACGTGGACGAGCCGATCGAGTCCACCGATTTCATGGAAAACGCCGACGGCGAGCTGGAGGCGATGCCCGAGGGCGCCGAGGTAGAGGTCGATGCTCCCTATGACCACGAAGCCAACCTTGCCGAGGCGCTGGGCGAGGTTGAGCTGGGGGCACTGGCTTCCGAGTTGGTCGCTGACTACGAGGACGACCTCGTTTCCCGGAAGGAATGGGAAGAGACCTACGCCAAGGGCCTAGATCTGCTGGGCGTGGAGTATGAAGAACGGTCCGAGCCCTTCGAAGGGGCCAGCGGCGTCACGCACCCTCTCATCGCCGAGTCCGTGGTCCAGTTCCAAGCACAGGCGTACAAGGAGCTGCTGCCGGCAGGGGGCCCTGTCCGCACCCGGATCATCGGCGCGAAGACCGACGAGGCCGAGCAGCAGGCCGATCGGGTCAAGCACTTCATGAACTACCAGATCACCGAGGTGATCGAGGACTATGACCCGGGGCTCGACCAGCTCCTGTTCTATCTTCCGTTGTCCGGATCCACCTTCAAGAAGGTCTACTACGACGTGCTCAAGGGCCGAGCCGCGTCGGACTTCATCCCCGGTCAGGACCTTGTCGTGCCGTACTCGGCGACGGACCTGCAGACGTCCACCCGGTACACCCACCGCCTTGTCATGTCCGACAACGAGGTGCGGAAGCTGCAGGTCGCCGGCGTCTACCGCGACGTTTCGCTGACCGTCGGCCGGGGCGAGGATGACAAGACCGAGGTCAAGAAGAAGGTCGACGAGATCGAGGGGCTCGAGCCGTCCATGTCGTCCGAGGACCGCCTGATCCTCGAGATGCACGTCGAGCTCGACCTTGAGGGCTTCGAGGACATCGATCCGACGTCCGGCGAGCCGTCCGGCATCAAGCTGCCCTACATCGTCACCGTCGACCACGACTCGAACACCATCCTGTCCATCCGCAGAAACTGGGAAGAGAATGACCCGCTGCGCCGCAAGCGCGCGTATTTCGTCCACTACAAGTTCCTGCCGGGTCTGGGCTTCTACGGCTTCGGCCTGATTCACCTGATCGGCGGGCTGGGGCGCGCGGCCACCGCGCTGCTGCGCCAGCTCATCGACGCCGGCACGTTCTCCAACATGCCGGGCGGCTTCAAGGCCAAGGGCGTTCGCCTCCAGAACTATGACGAGCCGATCAAGCCGGGCGAATTCCGCGACATCGACACCCCGGGCGGCAACCTGCGGGATTCGATCATCCCGCTGCCGTACAAGGAGCCGTCAGGGACGCTGGCCTCGCTGCTTGGTGGCCTGATCGACGCCGGGCGCCGGTTCGTCTCGGTGGCGGACCAGAAGACCGAGGGCATGACCAACTCCGAGGCGCCCGTCGGCACGACTGTGGCCCTGCTGGAGCGGGGCACTCGGGTCATGTCGGCCATTCACAAACGCCTGCACTACGCGCAGAAGACCGAATTCCGTCTGCTGGCCAAGGTGTTCGCCAAGAACCTGCCACCCTACTATCCCTACGAGATTGCCGGGGCGCCGCAGCAGATCAAGCAGTCGGACTTCGATGGCCGGGTCGACATCATCCCGGTGTCGGATCCCAACATTTTCTCGATGGCGCAGCGGATCGCTCTGGCGCAGAACCAGCTGCAGCTGGCGCAGACCAACCCGCAGATGCACAACCTGCACGAGGCCTACAAGCGCATGTATCAGGCGCTGGAGGTCCAGAACATCGAGGAGATCCTGCCCCCGCCGCCGCAACCGCAGCCCAAGGACCCGGCGACGGAGAACGCCGAAATCGTCGCGGGCGCGCAGGCACAGGCTTTCCCACAGCAGGACCACGAGGCGCACGTGCTGTCGCACATCACGCTTTCCAAGTCCTCGCTCATCAAACAGACGCCGCCGGTCATGGCCGCGATCCAAGCACACTGCTTCCAGCACATCGCCCACTGGGCCCGGGAACGGGTGCAGCAAGAGGTGCAGCAGCTGCAGCAGCAGGAGATTCAGCAGATCCAGATGCTGATACAAACGGGCGCGATCGATCCGCAGATTGGCATGCAGCGCATGCAGGTCGTCCAGCAGGGCGGCGGGCAGTTCAGCCCCGAGCAGATCGAGGCGCGCGTGGCGCAGGTCCAGCAGGAGCTGACATCGTGGCTCATCCAGCAGCTCAACCCCGCCCCGGGCGAGGAAGAGGATCCGCTGGTCCGCATCCGGCAGCAGGAGCTGGCGCTCAAAGGTCAAAAGCAGGAATTCGACGCACAAGTCGACCAAGAAAAGCTTGCCTTGGATCGCGACAAGCTTCAGCAAGCCGCCCAGACCGATGCCGCCCGGATGGAGCTGCAGGAAGAGATCGCCGAGGAGCGAAACGAGGTGAACCGGGAGCGCATCGAGGCGACCCTCGACATGGCTGAAATGCGCAACAGAGGAGACTGAGATGAAGGACAAGAGCTACGCCCCGAAGAAGTCCAAGCGGCCGAAGGCTCGGCCTAAGGACGTGTCGCCCAAGGCTGAAAAGGGCGATCAGGTGCATGTTGGCAAGGGCAAAGGGAAGGCCCAAGGCACCAAGTTTAGCGGAACCTACTGACAACCATGGATGTTGTTGACTTCGCACAACACCTGTATAAGGTTCTGAAAGAACGAGAGGAATACTACAAGGAAGCTCTCGCTGGTGGTTCTGCGCAGGACTATGCGCAGTACCGCGGGACTGTTGGCAAGATTCAGGGCATTGCCGAGACCCGTGATGAAATCAAGGCCCTGCTGGAGAAACAGGAAGACGATGTCGACGAAATTCTCGATTCCGGATGACGTCAAGGCGCAGTTCAAAGACGCCTATGTCAGCAAAGACGAACGAGTTCTCGACCCCACCCTCCTCGACAAGCCGCTGATCGAACGCCTCCCGCAGCCAACAGGCTGGCGGGTTCTTGTTATGCCCTACCACGGCAAGGGGCAGACGAAAGGTGGCTTGTTCGTGCCGGATGAGGTTCGGGAACGTGAAGCCGTTGCCACGGTTGTGGCCTATGTCCTTCGTGTCGGGCCGCTGGCCTATCAGGACCCCGACAAGTTCGGCGCAGGCAACGAGCCGTGGTGCAAGGAGGGGGATTGGGTGTGCATTGGTCGCTACGCCGGCTCCCGTTTCAAGATCGATGGTGGGGAAATCCGCATCCTGAACGATGACGAGATCATCGCAACCATCGCAGACCCGGAGGACATCACACATGTCTGAGCAAGAGACGGACGACACCGTCGAGATCGAGCTGGAAGAGAACGCGGAAGACCAGAAGCTGGCCAAAGACAAGATGGAGGAGACTCCTGAGCCCGAGCCAGAACCGGAGCCGGAAGAGTCCAAGTCGGAAGGCAAGGAAGCTGCGGAACCGGGGTCCGACGAAGAGCTCGACGAGTACAGCCAAGGTGTGCAGAAGCGCATCAAGCAGCTGACCGCCAAGTACCGGCAGGCCGAGCGCGATCAGCAGGAGGCTATCCGTTACGCGCAGGCCATCCAGCAGCAAAACGAAGAGCTGCAGAAGCGCCTGCAAGGCCTCGACCAAGGGTACATTACCGAGTACGGCAACCGCCTCGAGGCTCAGGCCGAGCGCCTGAAACAGGCTTACCGCGACGCCTACGAGTCTGGAGACACGGACAAGATGTTCGAGGCCCAGCAGCAGTTGTCGCGCCTGTCGGTGGAACAGGAGCGCCACCGGCTTGCCAAGGCGAAGTCGGAGCGGATGCAGGCCCAGCCTGCCCCGGAGCCCGACGCCCAGCAACAGTACTACCAGCAGCCACAGCAGCAGCAGCAGCCCGAGCAGCCTGCCCCGGATCCCAAGGCCCAGTCGTGGGC